AACGGTTCCGTTCTCCAGAAGATTGGTGATGATTTCAGGAGTGATGTCTAAATCTTTATACGCCTTAGCGATCTTGGCAGCAGAGCCGAACGCAATCGGCTCCACGAATACGCGGTTCGCTTTAAAGGAATCGGGAAAGTCATCAACTGTGAGCCGTTTAACATTCTTCCTATACATGACCCTATTAAGATCACTGAGTTTAGTCTTACGGCGAAGCTCCCACGCGTTCCACTGGTTCTGAGTGCATCCGTATTGCATCATCCACCCGAACCAACTTTTGACACCGTCCTCCGCTTTGTTGAGATTGTGCAAACCTAATGCGTATCCGATTGGCCTCATTTCAGTAGGGTCTTCGGCGGCAGTCGCACTCATCGCATGAATCGAGTAGCCTTGTGCGACGAGAGAAACTAACAACTGCGCGTTTTGCGTATACGGCCCTTTGCATCTGTGAACCTCGTCCACTAACACTAATGTGTTTTTAGGTAAGTTCCACGTCATGATCTTCTTGCCACGCTTGGACATGAAGTCCGTCCGGCCCGTCCTGATCTTCTCGTAGTTGAGAACGAATAGCGGCTCGATGCCAGTCTCTTTAAGCTCACGCTCCCATGACGGGATCACTGCCTTCGGACACAAGACCGCAACGGGTCTATTCAAAGCATCGGCCAGATGAGCGGCCACTACGGTCTTACCAGTCCCGACATGGCTAGTGTCGAGTGAGTTCAAATTCAACTTGTGCTTCGCTAGGAAGAAGTCGAGCGCGTCTTGTTGTTTCGGATATAGCGTCTTCATTTATTGTCTATGAACAGACAAATAATTGAAGGGATGTAATACGTCCAGAAAAAAATCAACTTTTTTTACCACCCCAAATATATCGGGCAATAAGGTAGGCGTCGATCATGCCGTCGTGTGGCGTCCGGCATCGTTTATTAGCCAGCCAGTTCTCTGACGGCTCTAACTGATTCGCTAGCCCCAACGCAACTTCTTTGGTCTTGCCTTTAGGGACTCTGCCCAGCATGACCTTCTGCCACTTGTGGACTGACACACGCATTATGTTTTCGTAGTCGTGGGACTCAGCCATGCCGACTAGCTTGCCGAACGAGATCGCCATTGACCGAACTGCTTGACTACTCTTCGCGTGAGCTAGAGGTTCCTCGACCGCAAATATAAAGGAGGTGTTCAGATCCATTATCCATTGATGAACCTTACGGATGTCGATCTCTTTCTTCTTCGACATCTGGAGAGTAGGCATGCGAATTTTATCAATGAGACTGCCGTCGTGTTTCGATATGGCGCAGAGTCCGCCATCCAATCCGTTGTCTACTCCGACGATCATGCTAAAAGAAAGTCGCCACTGCCTATGGCGAATTATATTTTAGGAGTTACAACTGAGTAGGAATATACTCAGGACAATACATATTGTCGCAGTCCTCTTCCACAGGCCCGTCGCACGTCTCGCAGTGTTCCTCGCGTTCCTCAGTAAGGAGGGCTTTGGCTAAGATAGAGTAATTCACAAGATCTTCACAGGCGTCATCGACCGACTCGCCAGCTACCTGTAACTGACCATCGTTCACGAACGACTTAATCCTCATTAGTTTATCCTGCATCCGTAACAGCAATCCGGTGACCGGATGGAGTCCTAAAGACTTAGCTGATTTAAAATTAGCAAGGGCGTCGATTGTCTCAGTGCCGCCGCAATAGTCGGAGTTCTTTGCTCGCATGATGTCGAGCGTTTTAGCGCACGTCTCTTCGTGAAGACGGAATAGGGTTTCAGGTTTCATTTTACTGGTATTGAATCTCCTCTGATAAGTAGGCCGTCGCCCTCTGCCGGAACAAGAACCCTGATCCCTTTCGGCAACGATTGCAAGTAGAACACTTCACGGGCCGTTGACGGCCTCACACGATACCATAGCCCGTCGGCGGTATCGACAGGAAAGCGGAAATCAGCACCCTCATCTACTCGGGTGATGAACCTTGCCCCTACTTCGGGTTCGCGATCTTCAAACATTACTTTTTCTTGGTTTTAGCTGTTTTTTCAGAAACTACGTCAGCGTCGATAGCATCACTTTTCATTGCTTTTAGCGACCCCTTTCCTTTATCGGCCATACTGTTATTTAGGATGGAGATGTCAATCTGCATTTTTCCAGAACCACCTCCAGCACCTTTTTCGTTTAGGCCCATGCTACGTCGAATCAACTGATCTAAATCCGAAAGCTCTTTTACCGTGCGCGGACCCTTAATCGTTTTTAGTGAGTCCCGTAGCAACTTAATTCCGGCTGCGGCTATGTAATGCTGGTATTTGTCGGCGGCGGTTGACTGAGCAGCCGCTATTTCCGCGAGTGACTCGTCCTCTTCGGAGGAGGCTTGCCTTTTGAAATCTTTTACAGCGGCCTCTGTTAACGGCTCTAGGATATTGTAGATGGAATCGTCTTCCGCTTCTTCGCCTTCAATCTTGTGGATCTTTTTAAGTGCTTCTTTGTGGGTGTTATTTGCACCACCTCTCGGCCTCGGTGCGAAAGAGGCTGATTTAAACCACGACCTAACTGTATTGTAGTGGACACCAAAATGTTCGGCAATAGCGGTGTTAGACCAGCCCTTGCACGCCAAATTGTGAGCCTCGCGGAGATTAGGGTTTATCTCCAGTTGCTCCTCAAACAAAGCCTTGTCTTTAGGTTCCATTAGTATTAAGTGATAATATTATGTCCGGTAAGAATGGTGGTGGCAAGAAAATTCTCGAACCTAGAATCCACCCAATAACAAAAAAGATGGATGTCGGGGGTCTTTCGATTCCACCAACCAGTTTAGTTACGGCCCTCCTATACGGTTTCGCACACCACCCAAAAGTCATCGCGAGAGAGTATTATTTCTGGCGTGTGTGTGACGAGTTGTGGAACCGCGACGATTTACCGGAGCCAATGATGGTTCGCCATCCTTGGGCAGAACAGATGATCCGCGCTGCCCTCAATAACAAATATTTAGCGATTGGCGGCTCTGCGTCGTCTGGTAAGTCCCACACAATGGCGGCTTGGGGGATTATCCAGTGGTTATCGCAACCAGCCGATACGTTGGTCCTGATGACCTCAACCACGCTACGGGAAGCACGAAAAAGGATATGGGGTTCAGTAATGTCTCTATTGTCCGTGATCGATGGTGCGCCGATCAAGATACGGGATTCGATAGGAAACGCTGCATATGTGGACGGGAACGGCACTCTTATCGAGAGGGCTGGTTTATCGCTTATTGCAGCGGAAAAGTCTAAGACGCGAGAGGCGATTGGAAAATTCATCGGAATCAAGCAGAAGCGGGTGATACTTTGCGGTGATGAGCTTTCGGAGCTTAGTGAGGCGATATTGCAGGCTGGCCTGACCAACCTCTCTAAAAACCCGTTTTTCCAGATGATTGGTATGTCCAACCCCAACAGCCGCTTCGACGCTTTCGGCGTCTGGTCGGAGCCGAAGAAAGGCTGGGAATCTATTGACGCACAGACCGCTGACGAATGGAAGACGAAATGGGGTGGTAAATATATTAGACTGGACGGTGAGCGGAGTCCGAACATTACGTTAGGAGAGGTTAAATATCCTTGGTTACCTACCGCTGAGAAGTTAGAGGAAGACAGGGCGTTATTGGGGCCGGAGTCCAGAGGATACATGAGGATGGTTCGCGCCGTCTTCTTCGACTCAGATGAGACCACCGGAATCTACTCTGAGGCAGAGTTGACCAAAGGTGGCGCGATGGGAAAAGTAGATTGGGCGGATAAACCGACCGTCGTCGCGGGAATCGACCCTGCCTTCACCAACGGTGGCGACCGGACTATTATGTATACCGCCGAAGTCGGCTACGCCCGAAACGGGCAATACGTCTGCAAGTTAGGAGAAGCCATACACCTAAATGATGACGCCACTAATAAAGCGGTTCCCCGAACCTACCAGATCGTCCATCAGATTATCGACCACTGTAAGCGGAGAAATATCTCTGCTAATAACGTAGCACTCGACTCGACCGGAGCGGGTGCGCCGTTCTGCGACGTGCTGGCTGGCGAGTGGTCGAGCGACTTTATGCGCGTTACCTTTGGCGGGAAAGGCTCAGACAAGCGCGTCAGCATGAACAGCCAGCTAACCGGAGCCGAACTCTACACGAATCGAGTCTCTGAACTCTGGTTCGTAGGCAAGGAACTGCTGAGAACTAAGCAGATTTACGGTGTGTCATCGGATCTCGCACAGGAAATGTGTGCCAGAAACTACGATATGACTAAGGGAACAGGAACGCTGAGAGTGAAGATCGAGTCGAAACCAGAGTTCAAGGCACGGTTTGGTCGCAGTCCTGATTTAGCTGATGCTGCGTTCTTGGCTCTCGATTGCGCTCGCCAGCGTTTAGGATTAGTGGCTGTTGACCCACCGAAAGACGATAAGGATGCGGGGTTCAGGAAACAGGTTACGATTAAAAGTCTTAGTGGTGCGCTTGATAATCCCGATACCAGTTTGATTAGCTAAAAAAAACTTTTGTCTAAGGCTCTTAGTATTATATAATATATTATGTAATACCATACGTCTGAGGAAAAAGTTTTTTTTGCCTGAATCCCGAAGATTGACACTTCATCCTAAAACCTGTATCTTCTGCCTGTGGCGAACAAACGATTCAAACGGCTCCCTTCCGGTCGTATCCAATACCACGGCGAGACGTTCGCTGGCTTTAATAAGCCTAAACGCGCCCCGAAAGGATCGAAAAAAAAATTCGTCGTATTAGGTAAAGAAGGTGACAAAATCAAGAAAGTCTCTTACGGACATCGCGATTACAGTGATTTCACCAAGCACAAGAACCCTAAGCGTCGGGCTAATTTCAGGGCCAGACACAACTGCAAAACTGCTAAAGATAAGACAACCGCACGCCACTGGGCCTGCAAACACCTCTGGTAATCATGGCCGATAGAAAAAAAGAGCTTAAAAAAGCAAAGAACTCAAATCAGGCGAACACTCCGCCTCCCGCGAACACTCCGCCTCCCGCGAACACTCCGCCTACTACGACGCCTGCAACTGGCTTGGCGGGGGCTTCGGCATCTACATCAGCGAGTGCCACAGGAGCGAATGTGGGGGGAGGTTATGGAGCCTCTACGCCTACACCCACTGCGACCACTATACCTACTGCGACCGCTACACCTACTGCGACCGCTACACCTACTGCGACCGCTACACCTACTGCGACCGCTACACCTACTGCGACCGCTACACCTCCTGTAACGACAGCAGAACTCAGGGATGTTTTCCCTGCTTACAAACCTGAACCCGTAGGTAGGCGAACGGCAAACGAACGGATTATGTCGGCTGGTGAACCTCCCTCAACTAACGATTACTGGAAAAAAAGCGCAGCAGAAAATATCGAGAATTTTGGTGCAGGTATGGCTGGCGCACCTTACACGGCTACGACCGCTACAGAGACTCCCGAATCTTACTTAAAAGATTTACGGAAGGGTCTGACCAATCCAGACCGCTCCATCAATCCTGTAAGCCCTGAAAAACTTTACCAGACGAGAATCGACCTCGAAAATTTAGGGCTTAAACCGTCGGAAGTAGACGAAAGGCTCAGTGAATTCCGCATCGAGAGTAGCCAGCCAGACCTCGATATGACGGGTTTTTTAAATATGTATAGAGACGTAAGAGATAAAAAAGCAAAAGGCGAGCTACCTCCGGTGGGGAGTTCAGCAGAGCCGGACTCGAAAACGTCAGAAAAAGCTAAAAAGATCATTGACGAGAGAAGCAAAGGCAATTCTACCGAAGAATACCCCGACTTAGCTAAGGCCCAGAAGGATTTAGAAGACTTTAAATCTGGTCTCGGTTCGCTAAATGAAGACGGAACCGCTCGCTCCCGCGAAAATTCTCAGTATGACAGAGCGATGGCTCGCGAAGAGTTACGCAAGGAACAGCTTGGAAAGAAGCGGGGCATCGCCTCCGGCCTGAAAAGCCTCTCACAAAAAGGAGCCTTGACCTCGGCCCTCCTCGAAGAGGCCCGTGAGAGGGCCGCTATGGCTGGTGTTTCTGACGATCAGTTTAATACGTTCTTGGAGAAGAACGGTATCCGACTAAGGGGTTCTGCCTTCTCCTACAAAAAACCAAGGACTGGGACAGGTTTATTCGACACGCCAAGAAAAGGCGTAAGTGGCGTAAAAGGCGAAAGTGGTGTAAAAGGCACAAGAGGAACCCCCAATAACACATCTACTCCGATGACCGCAGCAGAAGCAGCAGAAGAAGTAGCTTATCAACGGCAATTCGGGACAGGACTAAATTACTTAGACGCCCTACAAATCCCTAGTCGCCCCTTTGGCACTGGCACATCGTTGACCGAAGGAATCACTGCGAAGCAAAGATCCACACCAGCACAACCAGTCGGTCCTCCGAGTGCTAGGATACGTAGCGCAGCTCGCAGGCTCTTCCGCAGAGGAAATCCCTCTTGGAGAGCGATGGACGCACAGGCAGAGGGGATGAGGGCGAAGGAACCTCCTATCAACACTCCGGCTGACGATAAACGGAGAGCAGACCAGCGTCGGGCGCAGGCGGCGGCAGCTCGCGAGCAACTAGAGATTTTAGGTCAGTCTGGAGATGGAGTGTAGTAATTAAACTCCCCCACACAAACTAAACAAATTATAAGTTAGATGATTGATTATAACAAAGATATCGCCACACTATACCAGAATTATTTCCCGACACTCGTCGGTGAAAGAGGTTTTGATCAATCGATGGACTTCCACAATAAAGTCTTGATGCCTATGCAGCAGCAGACCATGAAGCTGGAGCAAGATAATCTCGCTTTCAAACGGCAGAAGTTAGCCTTCCGTAAACAAAGAAACGAACTCCGTATGGAGCGGGAAGCCAATAAGTCTATACCGATGATCGACAATCGCCTACGCGAGATACGCACTAGCGAGACCACTCCGATGGAGAAGCGCGAAGCTTTCACCGACTTCGCTATGAATAATATTGGGCTGATCAACACTAACCCCACCATCTCCTCACTGTTTAGTTATCAGGATAAGTTACTAGAGAGTCAGATGGCGTCCGACGCAAAGCTTCGTCAAAACGAGATGAAGATTAGGAACACAGCCGCTAACGACTACCGACAAGGAACTTTACGGACTGGCTTATACGACGAAAATGTCTATAAGGGTGTATTAGCCGGAGATGTCAGCGACCAACAAGTTTCCGACATACTGAGTAAGATTGCTCGCGCAAAGGAATTAGAAGAGGAAGCCTCGAAGAAAAAAGACTCCCCCGACTTTACTAAAGAAGCTGCTGAAGACACTATTAAGAGACTCCAGTCTGTGTCCTTCGATGAAAAACCGGTAATGGATAGTGATGGCAAGGTGACAAGAGATGTTTATCTAGCACTGGACACAGCAGACTACGACGAGTTCATCGATGACCTAGTTAGGTTAAGGGGCGAGCCATTGAAAAGTGGCCGCGCCCAAGCTACCGCAGATTTCCCATTAGAAAAGAGCCGAGAACTTATCCAAGAAATAAGAGATATAGCTTATACGCGGATTGACTTTAGCCAATTAGGGCAAGACTCTCTCACGACCCCAAAAGCGGACGAAGAGAGAGACAATGTCACGTCCGCCTTTTTCGGACAACCAGATTAAACTACCATGCCAGAACTACAGCAGATCGAAGATTGGTCAGCCATCAACGACGTTAGCGATCCTGTCGATAAATGGACAGGATTTTCTAATTACGTAAAAGCGGAATACCTTAAAGAAGATCTCAGCCGAGAAGAGATGCGCGAGATCTATGGCTTAATTGATGAGTCAATGGTCAAGGGAGCTAGTAGCGAAGGTGTATCGACTGAGCAACTACAGGAAGCCCTCACACCCAAAGCACCCACCTTCGAGCAGAAGTTGGATCTTATCAACCGATCTTATAGCAGCATCGGCAGCGATGAAGATCGCGAGACGTTAGCTAAGTTTAAAGGCTACCAGAAGGTTCTTGAAAACCAGCCAGACGCACCTGAAATAATAAAAAAGAAAACTGAAGATCTACGCTCACAAGTCGAAGAAATAGTAGAATTTCAGTATGATGATGCTGTCCAGTGGTCGTTAAACAACAACGGCATTCCTTTCTCCAGAATTGAGATGCCAGACGGTTCTGTCCAGATACAGGGAGGAGACGCCGCTGTCGGGTTGACCGCTTACGAAGCATATGAAAAGTCACTCGCTGCGGGAACCATCACCCCTAACGATATACAAGTCATTTCAGAGCTGGCCCGAAAGGATAAGAACGGGTATGAGGCGTTCCGCCAACTTAACTTTGTAGAGGCCAGTAATTACCTTTCTGAAATTATTAACGACGCGAAGATCTACGGGAACGAAAAGCGTGCTTACATTGACGAGGAACTAAATGCCGCTTCTAGAGAATATGCTAGAACTGGTGAGATACCTCGCAATGAATTAGAAGCATTAGCTTACTCTATTAGATCCGAAGATGGAGGCGCACAACAAATATCTCAGAAGGACTTAGTAGCCGCCCTAGAATATCACATCGGGTCTTCGGCTATGATGAGTGGGTCTCCTAAGTTCGACGAGGACAACCTACGGAACAACATCAAAACTTTCGGTTACGGGAACGCCGCATACCACCGCGAGTTACTAGAAGACCCCGCTCAGTTCGAGGAAGCTATCAAGGGGATGAGTGAGGGGGAGAAGAATCGCGCTAATGCCCAACGCGACATTATCCGAGAATCTCTTTTCCCAGATCTTAGTGATTCCTTGAGCCGCTCCTATCTAAAAGATGAGTGGGCTTCTTTCTACGCCGACCGCAAAGGAACCGCATCCGACCCAGACATCCTTAACGAGTTCGTAAAGAACACAAACTACTCTTTCAAAAACAAAGCCCAACACCTTGCACTAGCACTTGGTGAAGGGGCTACAGACTTGGCTTGGGGGCTAACCTTCGCTGCGGATAGGGTTAGCGAAAAGATGGGCTTTGACCTCGACAAATACGACAACGCCGAGAGGTTCCTTGTCGAGAACATGAAGGACCGTCAGGCGCGGACCACCGTAGCCAGAATGTTCGGTCAGGACTTCGGTTTCGGGACAGAGCTTGCTGCCACTGCCTTACCCATTATCTCAGATCTCATAGCTTCAACGGCTGTAACAGCCGCGACGGGTGGTGTAGGTGCTGTCCCTGTTTTAGCTGCGGTGGGTGCTAAGAATGCCCTAAAGGCCACAGTAAGAAAATTATCCCGCGAAACTATGCAAGCAGTGGCCAAGTCCACTGGAAAGAGCAAAATTAAAGACGTTGCCCCCTCCACCTTCCTTAATACATACGCAAAGATCGCTAGTAACAAAGTAGTTAAGATCGGCTCTGTTTCTAATGTCGCTGGACTACGTAGTGCCTCAATGACCTACGCGGCTGTATTTGATGGGATCAGCCGAAGCCCTGAAGGGCAGTTTTTAAGTAAGGAAGAGATCCGAGGCAAGGCGTTGGGCGCAGCAGCGACCGCTTACCTTATCACTGGTTCTCTAGTAGGGGCTTTCGGAGTCAATAGGTTCGGTGGAATTGAGAGCTTCGTGGGGAACGGGGCTTCTCTTAAACAGGTTAGGAGAGTATTTGACCGATTGAATGGGGTGAAACTTTCCGACGGAGCGTATCAAAAGACACTCAAAAAAGTCCTCGAAAAAGGCCCGAACCAGTTCGCCGACCCGATGTGGGCGAGAATAGGTATTGGCGCAGCCTCTGAATCTATTGAAGAAGGTCTTGACGCAGGCTTAAATACGATTGTCCAAGTCGAGGCCACTGGCCAAGATCTACCCTTTTCAGAGTATCTTACCGCTGTTGGGATGGGTGCTGTCTATGGGGGTATCCTCGGAGGAGCGATGCCTGTCGCAACCGCAGGGTATAATAGGGTTTTCAGTGGTAGAAATACGAGTGCCGAACTCGATGTTCAAGGTCAGGTAGCTAGGAAAGCCGCTGACAACCTTACAAAGACTGGTTCCCCGACATCCGCTAGGCAGTTCATGCTGGCGATTGCGGAAGCCCAACCAGCTCCAGCTCAGGCTCCTGCTCAGGCGAAATCAGCAGCTACACCTACACCTACAAAATCAGAAGAAGCAGCTACGCCTACGCCTACAGAAGCAGCTACGCCTACAGAAGCAGCTACGCCTACAGAAGCAGCTACGCCTACAGAAGCAGCTACGCCTACAGAAGCAGCTCCAACTGCTGAAGAAGAGACTACACTTACAGCTCCGAAGATTGGTTCACAGAAGACTCTTTATGACCCCTTCGGAAGGGAGAAAGTGTTCACAGTCAAAAACTTTAAAGAGAGTGACGGCATACTTAAAATTGTGTATTTGAGTGAGGACGGGGAAAGAGTAGTTACTGAAGATGGAGACAGTTCTGTGTTTGGTTGGACGGAGACTAATCAATCTGATGTAACTAGAGAAAGAGGGCTATTCTCGACACACGGAGACGCCCCCCAAGGAACAAAAATTAAAGATTTATCAGACCCGCAACTCGATACAGTTATCGAGGAAACTAAGGAAGTGATGGAGTACTTTTTACGAGGCCGCAAAGAAGCAGGCACTGTAGGGGCTGCTAGAGATTTTCAGGCTGCGAGAAAAGAGAGAGCCAGAAGGAATGAAGCCGAAGCGGCGAAGAACTTCGATGATTTAGCAAACGCTACCCCCGAAGAACGGGACGAAGCCACAGCGAAAAGAGTCTACGAGGCTTTGGTGAACGCTACCCCTGAGCAACTCGCGGAGTTGACGGCGGAGGAGAACCTCACCAACCCTACCACAATCGAAGTCACATTTGGCGGTAAGGCAGAAAAAATAACTCGCGAAGACCTCAAGGAGTTCCAAGAGTTGTATGGATTATCTGACGCTGAACTTATACCCTTCATTGAAGACTTAGCAGAAGTTACGGAAACAGGAACCGTCAAGGGCGAGGGTGAAGAGTCAGCGCAAGTAGAAACCCCTACAGCACCCGACCAACCAGATGGAGACTCAGACACCCCTAAAATCGATCCCGAATTGGAGGCAACCGTTGAAGCTAGGTTGGAAGAACTCTTGGAAATTGGATACCCAATTGATCTCAAGAATGCGTCTGGTAGGTATGGGCTACCTTCGGGTATCAAACCGTTTTTGTCAGCACGCGCTAAAAAGTTTGAGGAAGACCTACTAGAGAAACAAAATGATGAGAATAGTAATCTCTACATACTACGCACAGAAGAGGAAGTAGCTGAGGCATACGGGTATAGGGCCGAAGACATAGAGACGAGGGCGAAAGGTGTTTTCAGGCACGTCGTCGATGGGTTTCTTTTCGATAACGATCCCGTTAAAATGAATTACCTTCTTGGGAAAAATCAAAGAGGAATCAAGGTTGCTGCTGGTATGAAATACAGCACGCAACTATTCACGGTAGAGGACGGCGCACTGACCGACATTAGAAAACCTGCCTTTAGCCCAAACTCGAAGAGAGGTAAGGAATCTAAAAATCAATCGCAAACCGCGTTAGCTGAAAAAAGGATTAAATTCACCTCGGCGATTAATAAAGCTTCGGACGTTAAATTCACCTTTAGCAAGTTTGGTCTTTTCACGAAAGAGACGAAAGAGGAAAACCGAGAGTATATCGCGGACGGTGAGATTACCTATAAGGAGGCGGTTTCTAAAATAGACGAGTTCATTGATAGTGCTTTAAACTCACCTGTTGGGGGACGTGTACGGATGATAAGCGGAATCGATAAGGCAAGGCTGCCAACAAAAGATCAGAAGGACGAGTTATTTAGAGGAGCCATAATTTCCGAGATATTACTCGATCTGAATCACACCGCAGCGATTGCAGCCTTACGGAAAACCGTTGGGAGTATTAAAGTTGACCCAGAGGGAATCCTACTGAGATCTAGGGCAGCTCAAGAGGCGGCTAAAGTATCCGACGCCCTCATTGAGTCTGGGTTTTTTGACATGGCGGCTATTAGGGAGGTGCTTAATGACCCGAAACTCGATAAGGTTCAGTTCTTAACTGGAACCACGGAAGATTCTAACCTCAATAAACGCAATAACAATGACAAAGAAGACCTAGCCGCTTTCTTATATCACGTCAACACGGGCAAAGGCATTACAAACCCCTTCGGCACTGACGGCAACAAAGAATTTATTGGTAACGTCCACGGAACAAAAAAAAGGAAGAGACTTATAAAAGGTTGGGAAGACCTAATTATATTCAAGTCGGTAGAGACTATGTTAGACTCACCGCAGTTCCAACCACAGGAAGGCACGTCGTTCCCTAACCTTCTAAAAATCTCACAAGATGTAGGGCAACGCGTAAGAAAACGAGCCGAGGATAAAGCAGGGCCAGTGGCGTCTGAGCTTAATGAGAACACGCCAGCTCCAGTAGCTCCAGAGACACCTACACCTACACCTACACCTACACCTACACCTACACCTACACCTACACCTACACCTACAGATGGAGTTATTGACCCTGTAGACTCGCACGCTTATCAGTTCGTCTTAGATGATACCGTAGCAAGAGTAGATGAAGAGGTTTTCTCCGAAATCCCCACAGTTCTTAAACCGGATGATATAGAAGCCCAAAAGCTAATTCTTGGTATTTTGGCAATCACTAAAGAAGTAGACCCTTCAATTAAAAGTAAAGACATTGAAGGTAAAGATAAATCAATGCCTGCGATCTTCCGCGAACTGTTAAATACAATCGCCGTTAAAAGAGCAGGAGGTAAAAAAGTCCCAACTTCAAAGTTCCATGAGAACTACGACAACCTACCGCCAGTAGTTCGGCAGGCATTATCATCGTTCGGGTTGGACCCCAAATCTAAAAAGGAAAAGGCCGTTGCAAGGAAAGCTCAGGCGAAGATCATCGGGTTATTACGCGAAATGAATGCTCCTAACCTCGCTACCTTTAAGGAGGCTAAGATGGCTCGCGAGGATAACAACGAGGACATCGCTCGTCTCGGCTTGGTCGATGGTGATCCTGAGTCCGTTGTCGCCGCCCTCGAAGAGATCGCTAAGACAGGCGTCGATGAGTCCCATCGACTTGTGGCTAAGTTACTCCTCAAGGACAAGGCACTTATAAGGAATACTAACTTCCGAATTGCAGATAATCCATTAAGTAGAGTCGCTGGTAGCTTCGTCCCTCTTGGAGGTGGGAAGAGCCGTGTGTCCGTCAATGTCGCCTCCAAATACGGTTCCGGCATCGAGTCCATCCTACTCCATGAGTATCTCCACGCCGCGACTGCCTACCTTATCCGAAGCAAGAATCTAAACCCGAAACAACGAGCCGCGATAAAGAGACTCGAAGGGCTTCGCCAGATGGTAGCCAGCAATTTCAGGAAATCAAATAGAGTATCAGAGGCTATAGACCACGGCTTATCGAACCTCGACGAGTTCATCGCGACCTCCTTCACGTCTGCTACGTTCCAGAACGAGGTCCGACGATTACCAGAGTCTGGCTTGTTCCGCAGAATCCTTAACGCCATCAAGTCTCTGTTCGGCATCCAAAACAACACTCGTCTGGCAAAAGCGTTCGACGACTTGGCTGACTTCATGAACATGGACGTAGCACCGACAGGCGATATCGACACCGTTTCACGGAGACCCACCCGTAGTGATGCTGAAGACGCGTTGTTAAAGTATTCCGACGATATGATTAAGAATGCCGAGGCGTCCAAGAACAGGAGATTCGCTTCTGTCGAAGGAATCTCGAACGGTAAACTACTCACACCTGAACAACAGGCCGCGATGGACGAGATTATCGACGACGTAGTCGCGGCCACTGTCCCGAGGGATGTTCCAGTTATTCAAGTTGAGGAGGGCCAAGTCTCTCCATTTGAAGGTAGGGAGGACTCCGCCTTCGTGGCTCAGATCGCCATGATCGGCGACCGCCCAGTAGCCACAATCTTCGTCAATCGTAAGGTGGCACAGGCGGCTGTGCTTAGTTATACTAATGAAGTAGCTAACGCTAACCACGCCAAGATGATCCTTGAGACTGTCTTGAACGAGGAGCTTGTCCATGCCGCTGAACAGCGCACGATTACTTTTGAGGAATTAGATTCTGCTGCGTCTGACCTAACTCTCAATAAATTTGACGAGATCATTGAGGAGTATACCAAAAACGAGGCATTACGTAAGAGTCTTAAAGATAAAGTTCGTGAGGGGGACGTAGGAACCAAACGCCAGTTGGTAGGGGAGAAACTCCGCATGGAAGGCCAGAAGATCGACAGGGGCTACACCACCGAACAAGACAAAGCTTTCTATATCACCAGCCCTAATTTCTTCAAAGTGATGTTCCGTTACTTGAAGGGGGTCTTCAAGAGAATGTATGGTAAATACAACTTGAATAAGAACAACCCAGAGATGGCTCGCATGATCAACCGGATATCTAACGAGGTCCAACTTCTCAGGAGCGGTGTGTTCCACATCCGTGATATGCTTAACTTCGATATCGCGACCCCTGAACTCACTATCGACAACCTGAACCGGAGATTCGCTGCTACGCTAGAGGTCAGTAAACTCAAGGAGATCAACGCCGAGACAACTGACGAACAGATCTACGAGCGTTTCCCGTTCTTGAGAGGCTTCGAGCTTCCTGTAGGTGTGTTCAAGGACGGTAAATATCAGAGCAACGTCTATACGAAGTGGCTGAACGGCGAACTCGATCCCCGAATCCTTGAAATCCGTAAGCAAGCGGACGCACTTCAGAAAGCCATCGAAGGACGCACTGAAAGGATGATGAACGACGTTATGGAGCTGGTCCAGAACAACCCCGAAGCGAACGACCAGTTGCTTGGGGACTTCTTAGGCAGGTCAAGTGACATTGACTTACCTGACAACTTTAGGCAGAAACGATATGATATCTCCCGAGAGCGTATACTGAGGGAGTCTTATGAGAGAGGTAGCCCCATTCCCGATAGTGAACGCGTCGCGATCATTCAGGAAGAGGTAGACGACGTTGTCGAAGCCGAACTGGCCAAGCTCCGCAGTGCGGCGAAGGCCAAGAAAGAAGCGGCCTACGAAAAGCTTTACCAAACAGACCGACCCCTATTCGAGGCGTTGTCAGAACTCCGCCTCTTGCTCGACGCTCTCTCGAAAAAACTTTCAGGCGTGTTTAACACGAAAGGTGATCTCAGCATCACTATTGATTCTAATCTAGGTATCTACGTCGTGAGATCCTACAGGGCTTTCCTTGAAGAAGGCTACATGGATAAGGTCATGAAGGTCGTTAGAGGTGAGTCCGACGCCGGAGACGAGCAGATGGTCCAACACTACCAGAATGTGTATAAGTTGTTTGAGGAAGAGTATATGCAAACCTTCGCTCGAAGGGAATCAAAAAAGGAAGAGGGGGAGCCTGAAAGCCAACAAGCTTCCTACGACCAGCTAATGGAAGACGCAAAAGCAAAGTTAGCTGCTGCGAAAGATGGTGGGCAAGACCTTATCCGAGACGCGATTCTCCAATACCTCTACGCACTCGACCCTAACTCTAAGTTTAAGGGCAAGCTCGCAGAGAGTGCTACCAAGTCGTTAGTGAATAGGCTCCGCGAACGTAAACAGATCCCAGAGGATTTCCGCAAGCTCTTGGGGCAGTATCCTGACTCCGACGTATTGGAGAACGTCTTACGTTCAATAACGACGGTGAGTCAATCCGCTTCCAAAGAGTCCTTCCTCAGAAACGTCATCAAACTCGGCCTTAGACCAGAGTCCAAGTTCGTTTACAACCTTGAAGAAGTTAGAGCGGAACAATTACAAGGTAAGGATCTGAACTTAGTGAACCTCAGAACAGGCGCACGGGCCGTTACGATTGACATCGAGAAAGAGACACTGACGGACAAGGCCGAAGAAAAGGTGTCCGTCACACAGGACTACTACGTTCCGAGGGAGATGTATGATGACATTCAGAGACAGTTCCAACGCAGTGTCGAGGATTCACTAGCCTCCCACTCTCAGTTCGTAGAGGGTGGTCTTAGGATAGCGAAGTATGCGGTTGGGTCTTCACTCGCCGCTAAGACCTTGTTCTCTGTCGGTTTCTACCTACGTAACATCTTAGGTAACGTAGCGTTCTTCGCACCGCTGGTTGGCCTTAATCCCGTTAAAGTCGCCATCGGTCTCAAGAATATAGGTAACCTGTATGCTAATAACATGAAGGGACTCGACGAGTATACGTCGGAACTCGTCATGCTTAATGTTGCACACGGCGACCTGACCTCAAACACAATCAAGGAGCTTCTCCAAGGCAAGACTACCCTAAAGGGTCTCGAACAAGAGGCGGAGGAAGTTGTCAGCAAGATAGACACGCTCCTCAAGTCTGGGAAAAAAGCCTACGATAAGACAGTCCAGCCTGTTATGAAACGGGCGGTCGCCCTTTCTCAGGCTATTGATTCAGCTTACAAGATTGTCTACTTCCAGAACGAGTTCGAGGTATTGAAGAAAGCTCGCGCAGAGGATCAGAAGAACGGAGTCAAGGACGGAGAAGGTTACAACTTGTCCGACTACGACCTGAAAACAAAAGCCGCGCACGCCGTTCGCCGCACCTCTCAATCGTATGTTGACGCCTACGAGTCAGTAAAATATGCGACTGGAAAGTATTCATTCCTACTCCCGCCGTTCGTCCGTTTCCGCATGGATATCCTCCGCATTATGCTCGACGGATTGCCGAGGCAGATCAAGGAGGAACTCAGCAGCGGTAACAAAGTAATTGTAGGGCGGGGCATCAAGCGTGTCGCCGGAGCCACCTTTACTATCGGCGGCCTCAGTTTGATAATCCCTTACCTGACTAGGGTTCTCGTAGCAGGACTTAGTGATGAAGAGGATGATATGCTCCGCGAAACACTGCCGGACTGGCAGAAGGACGCTACTCTGTTCTTCTGGAGCGATACCAAATTCTACGATCTTACTTACGTCAACCCTATTTCTGGCGTGACCAACATCCCGTATCAGGCGATGGGGGAGGTCATGGACGGCAAGCCTGTCTCCGCACTGGTGAAAGCCTTTAGCCTCTTGTTCAAGGAATACGGTGGTTCTCAGATTGTCTCGTCCGCGATTATGGACGCCAAGCAGAACAGAGACCCAAGGACGGGAGGTAAGATTTACAAAGAAGATGGGTCTTTCAGTTCGTTCGTGGACGCTGTTACTTACGTAGGGAAGCAAGCGTATGAGCCTCGAATCTCCTCCGCTATCCGTAACGTATCCTCCGCCGCTCTTGGTGACGTGCCACTAAACGAAAAGAAGTCAGCACTCGCTCTTATTACCAGAGAAATCAAACCAGCCCGTGAATACACCATTGATTGGGAACGCGTGTTCCAGAGAGCGGTGGGTAATAATAAAGAGAGGAAAAACGACGCACGTCTCAAGATTAATAAACTGAAGTCTCGGTCGTCTCTCACTGATGGAGATATCGAAGCCGCCGTAAGCGAGTTCGTCAATGGCCAGAAGGAAGCCGCTCAGGAACTTTCTCGATACATCACGGCAGCTCAGACTAGGGGACTCACGAATAGTCAGATCGACGGCACTCTTAGTTACTACAAGTTACCTAAAGACTACATCCGAGATGTTAAGTTAAGACGTTTCACCAGACCTGATATACCGGATTCGTTGGCAGGTGGCCTACGGTCTAGAGGTGATGATAGTTCACTCGACAGACTTAACAAGGCTATGGACCAAATCATAAGTGGGTGGCCTCTTGTAGAACCTTATGAATAAATAAAAGCCTAGCCGCTTTCACACGGCTAGGCTTGATGTTATTTATTGTATCACATCTACGAGAGCGTCGTAGACAGAACCGGAATCCAGATCATTGGGTTCCACATTGTTGATGTAAAGCAAGGTGTCAATGAACTCATCGAGTAACGGATCGCTGTCAACACTTGTGCTTCTTACAGACAGGGACGGACCCCACCCAACTACTGACCACTGACCGTCCGGCAATCTTCGGCAACTAGCCTTGATTATCTTACCGTCATCTACAATTACTTTTATGTGTTTAGTTTCCATGTCGTCTTTGTGTTTCCCATTTGTCGCGAATCGCGCACCAGATGGTAGCTTGGTATTCACAAGGATACTCACCTAAAAGGTTCGCTTCTTCAAGTGTAATCTCTTCTAATCTCCTATACTGAGCCGCCGTAGGTGAGGCTTGGCAATCGACCACACCCTCGTTCGGTGTCACGATACACGCTCTGGTGTGCCAGACATCGACTACGATTGACTGTGACAGGACGCCATTGACGATGGTGTCAGCGAAGGCAGACACTTTCGGTGAGGTCGCAAGGACATCCTTCTCCCCCTCCAGTATCCGCCACGCCTTGTCACGGTTAGCGTGGAAGGTGCAGACGGTAACAGAGTCCTGTTCCTCACCTTTAGCCCATGCTTTACACAACTCCCATGCGTCATGTGTGTTACGCTCCCACTTGTTGCGAGGAGAAAGAGCGGCGATGACGGCAGCAGCGGTGAACGTATCAATACCAGTCACTTCTGCTATTGAGTTAGCCACCTCCTCCGCTTCGTTATACCAAACACGGCCAGCTTTAACCTGCTCCTCTGTAGCGAGGCTACGCCATTTACGGAGCCTGTTACGGACTTGTCTATCTGTTATCTGATTGATGGTTCTCATAACAGTTATCCAAGATACAGGTTACAGGGTTTAGCTTCTTCTTGGTCGTCCTCTTTGGGTTCAGCCAACTTGTCCTCTATGTAGTCCCTGAAGTTGAAGTATGACTCAGCACTAACGGAATGGTATGCAGCTAACCTATACACGGATTCGTGACTCAGGTCTTCGCCGAAGGGTCTTGGTATGTCGATACCGAGGTTCGTCAAGAACTTGGAGAAGTCTACCCACCCCTCGATGATGTTGGAATTGTTGATGCTGAAGAGATCGGAGCCTCTCCTCCAACTGTCGAACCTCTCTGGAGGGAGCGTTTCCTCACGCCAACTGACGGCGCGGTAGACTATGGACGACGTTGACTTCTTAGCCTTGTCTAAGGTATAAGCTGAACGATTGGTCATCTGCTCTAGTTCTCTCACACACTTATGTAGGCGTTCGTGGGCCTTCTCCGCTTCGGTGAAGTCATCCGCCATAACGTGCTTACGTAGGTCTTTGAGACCGTCCTCGATCCCCTTCGCATGGACACTGGACACTGCTTTGTTCATCTCCATCTCAAGGGTCTTCTTGGACTTCGCGAACTTGGAAGCGGTCTGAGTAATCGCAAATTCCCATGCTATCTTCCGACTCTCGTCAGCGTGCAGCTTCCTAGTCTCCTCCTCATCAGGCCCATAACGGGGGGCATGATCAAGGGGGGACTCCGTCAGGAAGTTCATGATATCTCGTATGAAGCACTGTCGGCTAGGCACACCTCGTAGCTTGGGTGGTTGCCATAGTTTATGGGGGATAAGCGACAAAGCACTCTCAGTGGATATCACCGTATATTTCTCACCAAACTTAGCAGCGACTCGCTGTAAAGCACTCCAACAAGCACTGTTACCCCTTGTAGGGAGGTAGGAGTAAGACGGATGCGTATATAGCACCACCTCAGACACAATGAATATGGGACACCACGATTTCACACGGCCGTGAATGTCCGGTATTTTTACGAACAGCATACCGTCCATAGAGCGGAAGAAGCTAGAGCGTAGGTTACGGGTTGGGTCAACCCCAAACGATTCAATTAATTCAACATTAGTCATTTTGTATTTGTAGTTAGTTTTTACTGTTGGGCCTTGAGGATTTCGGTGAGGCTAATCGTCTCACCGAAAGGGAAGCGGGATTCACTAAGGCCATAAGTGACCCACAAGGTTGGGGTTGGGGGTTCGTGATCAGGGAACTCACCGAAGCCATCAGTCAAGTAGATGACGACACGGGCGTCTTCAACATTGTCTTCGACGTGCTTGAGGGCGGGGCAGAAGTTAGTGCCACCACCACCTTTGTAGTCGAGACTGATCTTGTCGGCGGGTTCATACTCGACGATATCGCAGACGCTGGCATCAGCGTCGATGACCACAATCTTCTCAAAGTCGAGTTCATTACTCGCTTGCTGAACAACACTCGTAACGCTACTCATGAGTTTAGAGTCCATAGAACCGGAGGTATCACGGACGAACACCAAAGTGCCGTGCCGTTCATCCTCATTTCCAGCAATACAGATGTCATGCACAGCGAGGAACTTGCGGTCGGGTCGGGTACTTTCGTCACCAATACAGAACTCACTGACATACTTGCTAAGGATCTCTTCGAGACTGAGTGGGGTATCGTAGAGTCCCTCCAGCTTCTTCAGGAAGTCCCCACCTGCACTACCACGTAGCTTGGCGGTTTGGATACATGAGCTTAGTAACTCACGCCACTTGTCGTTGAGTTCTTTAGCGTCCTTAGGGTTCTTAGGGATCTCAAACTCGCCAGCACTGCTGCCGCCTTTGCCATCACCTTTGCCTTCGTCGTTACCGCCGTTACCGCCTTCGTCGTCGCCGTTACCGTCATCGTCGTTATCGTCGTCGCCGTTACCGCCTTCGTCGTCGCCGTCGTTACCGCCTTCGTCGTCGCCATCTGGGTTAGTAGGTGGCTTGGGTGGTGGTGGTGGGTCGGGTAGCTCCAGACTCTTGAAGATCGCTTCAGCCGATAGTGTCCCCCACTTCTCGACATCGATACAACCATCAGGTGGTAGGATCACAGGTATAGCAGCGTCATTGTTGTATGAGGTAATAAACCCATTCAACTCATAGTCAGCCGCGATATTCGCCTTACGATGTTCAGTCTTGAACTGAGTAGCCAACCGTTCGAGGTGACCCAACAAGGGGTGGCACAGTTCGTGGATGACAAGCCCCACGGTCTGGGCCTTGGTAAGCCCGTCAACGAAGGACTCGTTGTATCGAACAGACGTTCCATCGGTGCAAGCCGTGGGGACGCTGTTGTCTGGGTTCCAAGGCATCGCCACTACGGCTGGCCCAAAGAAGTCGTGGTGGGTAACCACTTGACGAATTCCGTATTCTACTTTTGCTTTCGCATTCATTTTGTTTTTGTGTTAGTTTTAGTATTTGTGTTTGGGTGGACATGACATCCACGGGAATGTTGTTAGCCTCCTCCGATATGAGGTAGTTGGAGCCGCTTCTGGTATAGTGGTCAGGAGCATAAGCTCGCAACCACCGCACTAGATTGACAACATCTACGTCCCACCCCACCCTCAAAACAGAGGGCGGGTTTGCAGGGGGCTTGGCCAACTTAATCAACGAGGAACTCACCATAATGTGAGAGCCAACTAAGCATAGTCTCAGTCCGATGCAAGTCCGATCTGCGACGACGTAGGCCATTACCCACAAACATCTGCATCATGGAAGGTTCCTTGCGGGACTTCCAGTCTGGGTCGTTAGGGGTGGAGAGACGCTGGGCAAGTGTGAGGACATTCTTGATGTTCTCCTTGTTAGCCAACGTGATGAGGCGACAGGCCACCAACCATTGCAGGTTGGGTTCCGTAGGGATGTTACAGGTGCGGCACTCATCGACCATCCTACCTACGTCCCCCACCTTGCTGGCGAGCTTGAGGAAGGAAGCGAACATCGTGCCATACTTTGGCCCGACACAAGACTGTGCATGAGGCACTAGGAGGGGATCAGATGACGCCTCCTCTGCTGAGTCGTAGCTGGCCACAAGCTCGTCGAGACGGCTGAACGATCTGAATGTCGGCAGGTTCTCCTCACCAGTCCAGTCATCTAGTTTGAAGTTGTAAGGGGCGTCGCTGTTCGCATTGATGAACGCCAACACTTCGGGAGACTTACCTTCCTTCTCAAGGTATCTCTGGAACCCGCCGATGTCAGGGCGCACATCATAGATCGCGAAACGATCCACCAACGCCGCCAACATACGCTGACAACCTGTCTTCTGGTCCAGCTTATTACTAGCGGCACATACAATAGTGCCTTCAGGAAACTTCATCTTACCGACACAACGATCCAACATGGCTTGCATAGACGCTTTGAAGGTTGAGATAGCTCCTTGCCCGATCTCGTCGAACAGGATCACGTTACGCTTGGTGGGATGCCAGTCCCAATCTTCGTCAGGAAACCATTCCATGATTCCGGTCTCACGGTTCGGCATCGGGAATCCACGGACGTCATTGAACGTCTTGTAGGCGATTCGGAAGTCGATGAAATGGTAGTCGTTCTGCTCGCAGAACTTCTGGATCATCAAACTTTTGGCCATACCATACCATCCAAGGAACAGCGGCGGCTTCTTGTTGCCTGCTTTAGTTGAGCGTTCAAGGACGGGAATGATATCATCAGGCACGATTTGAGTATGAGTTGTAGACATAATAGTATTTGTTTTGGTTTTTGGTTTTTTGATTCGCGTTATCGACGGATGCGCGGCCCCCGTTAGTTATTTAGATTAGAGAAGATGCGATGGCACTAGCCTTGGCTTTCACATCTTGAGCGATGATCTCACTTGACTTGATCGCGTCAGCATCGAGACCGTCGAGCATACGCTTGGCGTCTTCGATGGCCTTGACCAACTCAGGATCGTCACCAATCAGCATATCTGGGATAGCTTCGCAGAGATCCAACACATTGGTCACGTTAGAGGTAAACCACTTACCCGCCGACTCGCCACCTACGCTGGCACATCTGTCGGCAAGGTGGTCGAGCCTACCGATGAGACGGGTGCGGAGTTCCTTACCAGCGTCACGCAACCGATCTGCAAATAGGTCTTCCATCTCTTCTTGTAAATCCTGCCTGAGTTGGTCATTGTCTGGTAAAGGCATAAACTCACACTGCATCTGGAATCGTGAGCGGATTTCCGCGCTGGACGGGTAACGGTTCGGGTTGAACGTGCCGTTGAGCTTGCGCTTCGAGTCCTCAATTATGTCGTCATACTTGGTGACGAACTCATCGACCTTGTCTTCCCACTCGCGTCTAGCTTTTGCCATCGCGTCTTGGAACTTGGTCACGTTCTTCGCCGGAAGAAGACGGAGGCCACGATCTAGCCAAGGCAAGGTCATAGTCTTTGCGGTGGTTCGGGCGGAACTTTCCGCCGTCTTGATATCAGCTACCCATGACTTGTCGATCAAGTCGGTACTAGCCTTGGTCATCTTTGCGTCCGTGTTGGTCGCGTCAGCATACAGCCGTGAGGCTGTCTTGTTCTTGGTTGTTGGGGCGAAGGTCTTGAATGACACGGCGGTCAACAGACCAATTTGTAGTTTGTCTTTAGACATTGTATTTGTTTTGTTTGGTTTTTGTTTTTGGTTTGTGGTCAGGAGGTCTCTCCCAATCATATGAATAGTCTACCATATAGCATGGTAAAAGGCAAGATAAATCTTTTATAATACTAAGTTTTTTAGTCCATGTTCTGCCACCTTTTACGTGCGGCTTTGGCTTTGAGTTTCTCGATGCGACGA